CGATACGCGAGCGAGGAGTTCCGCAGCAACTTGTCCGCGGTGGTGAAGAACGCACGCTGCACCTCGACCGGGGTGGCGAGCGGTTCCGACATGCCGCGCTCCACGGGAGCCTTCAGCGGCTTCCGCGGGCGCTTGTCGGGGGTCAATCCGTTCGCCATCGGGTTCGTGTCGGGTGCGTCTGGCATTCAGCCCTCACAGGATCGCGTTGAGTTGACGGACGATGCGCTTCGCGTCCTCGCCGTGGAAATGCTCCACGCCGTAGTCCGTTGTCACGGTCACGGTGTCACCGAAGAGCGACACGCGCACGATGCGATTGTACGGAATCCAGACCTGTTCGCTGACCTGTAGGCAAGCGTTCATCGGAGCGCCATCCTCTTCGCGTCATGCGCAACGGCGATGCGCTGCGCGAGGGTGAGGCCGTTGGACTTCACGCCGGAGCGGGAGGAAAGCGACCGATTCAGGGCTGCCTCTGCTTCGGCGCGAGTCTTGTACATTTGCCCGTAGGTCTGATTGAATCGCGGAGAGTACAGAACGAAGTACGGTCGCTTCGTCCACTCGTCACGCTCGGAAGGGGTTCTCCACGGGACCGCTCCTCCGCTGCTTACGGACCTTCCCGTTGCCTTGTGAACCCACGAAAAATCTTCGACAACTCGGTCGCCCTCAACGAACCGCGCCTTCGCGCCGGGGCGGGCGTAGTTAGCGATGCGATTGATCTTGGCGATGCCCGCCGCGTCCGACCGCGATGTGCGCTCCGCGAGGCTGCGAAGCCCCTGCAACGACCCCGACTCGAAATGCTCAAAGCCTCGGTTGTCGTTCCAAAGGTAGAGGTTGGCAACAACCGATCCGTCCATAGCCTCCGCGACTTCAATCTTCCACGAGTTGCGCCCGATTTTGGCCGTGTGTTCCTCAATCGGCTTTCCGTACTTCTTGGTTAGGTTTGTCTCCCAGTTCGCGAAGCGGGCGCGGGAGTAGATTCCTTGCCCGGACCCGGTTCTCGCGAGAGGTTCACCCGCGGACTTCTTCTGCGCCGCTTCCACCGACAACTTGTGGATGTACGCCTTCACTCGCGGATCAAGACGCGCCTGATTGAACCCGGGCGCAAAGGTGATTTCGCCGCCGTAAGCGATGTGCGCCACCCTCTCGTAGTCCCCGTTCACCTCATGTCCCTTGTTCGCGAGGGTCCACCCATTCCCAAGATGCCCGACAAACAGGTTGTCCCAAGTCACGGGACCGTTCTTCCCGGTCTTGACCGGGGGCGTGTAGAACCGCGCCTTCGCGCCGGGGCGGGACATGCGAATGGCAGACATCGAACCGAAGCCCGCAGTTCCCTCGCTGACAACCTGCCCGCTAGTGTGCGTGAGGGTCACGCGACCATCATCGCGCTCCACCAACACGCCATGATTTGTGACGCGAGCATCTTTGGCACTCGGCCATTCTGCGTAGTACGACTTCCATCCCGCGCCTTTTGCCTTGGGAACCAAAGTGACAAGAGTACCCGAAACGGACTTCTTGACTGCGAAATGCGACTTCATGCTGCCCTTTCGTGAGTGTGGGAGCTTCTTGACATCGCGCAGGGCGGCGGCGTACCAAGACGGCTTCGCCTCACGCGGGACGGCCTCGCGGCAATGCTCGGCTACATCGTCAAGCACACCTTCGATCTCCCATCTATCCGATGATGCGTCAAGATCGGTCGGATGGTCGGTGCGGTCACGCCACCATTGATTCAGCGCGGGCAGGTACTTGGCGATCCAAGCAGCGGACTCGGAGAACGAAGACTTGCCGGGGCGTGACATCTTTACCCGTTCAATCTTCGGCAGCCGCGTGAGTTCCCACGGGACATACGACTTCAGCACCTGCACGATGCGGTCGTGATATGCCTCATCTACCAAAAGCACGCCGTTTTGCCAATCGTAAGCGTGTGCAGGAATCCGGGCATCCTCCAACATGATGTTGATGGACTTCTCAAAACCGAACCGCGCCTTCGCGCCGGGGCGAGAGAAATCCCACGGGGCGCGATTGCGATATCGGTAGACCTGCTCTTCCCACGCCTTGATTTCAGCAAGAACATCCTTTGCCATCGTGTGCAGACTCGGCCCATGCTGCGCGTGCGATGGAGGCGTGAAATCTGGAAGCGACAACGCCATCTTCGCGTACTTCTTGTGCAGGGCAAGATCGTTCTTGTTCTGGCGCGTGATGCTCGTGTCATTCCGCGAAAGGAAGTTCCAGAGATCGACGCTGTTGGCCGCAAACGCCGCCTTCGCGCCGGGGCGGCTTGACAGCATCTTCTGCGCCGCGCTACGCGCCTTCGCCTCCGTTGCGAACTGCTTCAGTTCGATCAAGTCCTCTGCCGGGGACTCGCCGGGAACACCCGTGTTCGCAACCTGCACCAAGTACAGGTTGTACTTCCCGCTGCCGTCTGGCCCGCCAAGATAAATGCGCTTGTTGCCCTTCGACCCAACCAGTTCGCGTGCCATCGTTGCCTTCCTCGAATGCCGGAAGAGAGTGATCTTGTGCGCCTTCGCGAGTTCGACAACATGGGAAGGCTCGCGTGCAATGGCTCGCGCAAGAAACGCCAAGTTCCGACTGTGTTCGTGATGACCGTAGGTTCCGTAGAACTCGTCGGCCCATTGGCGCACGATGTTGCTCGCCCCCACGATGTTTCCGCGAGCCATAGCGGAGATCGCATTGTCCACGATGCCACGCTGCTCCGCGATCCAAGAGGGATCAAATCCTCGTCCCGCCCCTCCCACATCGGCGTAGGTCGAATGAACTTGCTTTGCCTCCGAAATGAACTGCCGAAGAAGTTCGCCCATCTTCTGCGTGTGGAACTTCAGAGCATCCGAAATCACAGGATTGAGTGCCATGCTTGCCTTCCTTGCGGCCCCGCGGGCCGATTCGCTCTTGTCGATCTGCGCCGCCTTACGCGCCGCCCACGCCTTGCCCGCATCGCCGCCCCAGAGCAGCCACGCGATGTACCCGGCATCGTCCTCGCCGCCCGCCTGATTGCCCTCGTGGCGGCTGAAGAAACTGTGCATCCGCTTCACCGTGTCGGGCGACAGGTTGGCGCGGTTCTTGATGTCGCGTGCGCGGGCGACTCCAACGGCGGTGCCGCCCTTGCCGTGCTTCTCGCGCAGTTCAAGCCCGCGGGCTGCGTTCGCCGCCATCTCCGCGGTGGGCTTGAAGTCGAGGTCGGACGCGGCGAACCGCGTGCGCGACATTACCACGCTGATTCCGTGGTTCCGTCCACCGCACGAACAATCGCACATGGGACCACGGGCTGATCGGCATTTCGCGTTGCAGACCGTTGGATTGGCCGTCTTGCGAAACTCCACGATCCTGTCAATGGGTCGGGGATTGCTTTCCTTCGTCACCAGAAGCCGTAGCCCAAGTCGGACGGCATTCGCAATCGGGATATGCTTCGTACCGTAGCCGTGCGCGATTCCCCAACTCCTGTCGGGGAACCACTCCGCGTAGACCTTGGCGGGTTCCGACTGCACCTGCGTTCCGTCGTATTCGGCAACGCCCGCGAAGTATTTGATCTGCGCGTTCGCAAAGGTGTGTCGGGTGCCGCACATGGTCCCATCGTATCACGCGAAGAACGGCTTACGAGGGGCTTTCGCTCCGAACAGCCTACCTATCGCGTCTGGCCGTTCGATCCGCTTCGGGTTCGCGTCCGCGGTTGACAGCGAGCCGCGCACCGACTCCATGCAGAGGTCAACCACGCAGTCCACCGTGTCATCGTGAGCGCCCGCGGGGAACGCGAGGAGTTCGGACACGAGCGGGTCGAAGTCGCCGCGCACCTTGCCGGAATCGTCCACGGGGATTGACAAACGCCCGCCCTGCACGAACGGCTGCGCAGCTGCGGCCCGCATGTGCTTGTCGGTGCTGCGCTCGACCGCGAGCATGGGTTGCCGGGTGAGTTCCGCGAACTGGTCGAAGATTCCGCGCTGCGGGCCGTTGGCCTCGGCAAGCACGACCGACACGCCGCGGCGGGAACAGAGGTCTGCGGCCATGCGGGCGAACACGGGGAACGGCTCGCGGACGCGCAGGATGTCGGTGAGGTAGAGCCGCCGCTCGTGATCGACCTCCCCGACCACGCACACGCTGTAGTCGGGGTCATCGCGGTCCTGCGCCTTTCGCCCGTACCCCCAATCAATCGCGGCGATGGTCCGGGTGTGGACGGGGACATCCCCGGCGCGGTGGTGCCGCACCCACTCGGGCCGGAACACGAGGAGGTCGGAGGACAGCGGGACGAGTTCGTAGGCGCGGGCGTACGCCATCGGCCCCATCTCGCCGCGCTTCTCCGCGAGGACTTTCGGGGTGAACACCTCGGGCCACGGGGACGAATCCCCGATGCACGGACGGCGCAGGAGCGTGCCGTCCTCCTCGTGGCGCGTCCTCCAATCCGCGGTGATGTCATCCGTGTGGAACGGGGTGGCTGACCGCCATACCCGTGGCTGATTGACAGCTGACGGGTCGAGCATCGGGAGCCAGATGTTCGCCACGGCCTCCTTCACCTGCGCCCGGAGCGCGGGCTGTAGGACGGCGTTCCGCAGGTCGCAGATGTCATCCAACCAGATCACATCGGCGCGACCGCCCGTGCGCCCGAACACCCCCGACCCCTGCACGGACGGGTCGCGGCGGGCGACCATGCCGGGTGCGGTCACGCTCCACGCCGTCACCGTGTCCTCCCCCGCCTTCAGAGACACGGACGGGAACACAGCCTTGAACGCCGGGGAGCGGATGATGTCGCGGATGAACCGCGTGGTCGCGGCTGCGGCCTCGTCATTCTGACTCACTATCTTGATTCGGGTGTCCGGTCGGACCCCAAGCCACCATGCCGCGAGGTAGGAGAGCGTACTGGTCTTGGCGTGGCCGCGGGGCAGTTCCGCGTACCAACTGCCGTTGGTGAGCGCGTGGGCGATCAGTTCGCGCTGTAGCCCGGATACGGGCCTCCCAAGGCATAGCGCCACGAACGCGGCGGGATTCTCCCTCGCGGCCTCGACGGCCTCTGCGGCGGTCAGCGGCGGCGTGGCGGCTTTGCGGCGGGGCATGGGGTATCGGGGCGCACGACCTTGGCTACTGCGGCAATCTGCGCGTCGGTCATGCTTCCGACGATCTCCACCCGGTCGGTGGCCTGTTCCGCGTCGAGGCGCATGATGCGGTCGAGTTGCACCGCCGCGTCGGCCCGGTGCTGCACCAGATGCGCAATGGCCTCCGCGGCGCGGATGCGGTCCCTCGTGGACTGCATGGGGTCGCGGGAGATTTCGTACAGGCTCGTCGGGACGGTCGCGAAGACCTCGGGCGGCACATCCCACCCGTCGTACACGATGGCCTCAAGGGTGCGCAGGTGTTCC